TGATGGCTGCATCGTACCAATCCTCGATAGCCCGCTGCATCCGGTCAGTGACAAGGGTCTTGCAACCGATGATATTCTCAATATCTGCGTGGTTTATCATGCGTTTTGAACACCTCTCTTTTGCCAGACGGGCTCCATGGCGTAGCGTGTCATATCGATGCTGTGGTTCGCTGCATCAACATACCCCGGCATCACGTCGCCGGTCTTTTTGTCGATGGCGTACTCATACTCGGAAAACTCCCGGGCCGTCCACGGACAGCGCTGGGGGTCAATGACGATCTTTGCGCGGCTTTGCAGCCACTTCATGCCGTCGGTGACGGACGTGCCGCCGTGTGCTGCGTACTTCCGGCAGCCCCGCAGCCGGTCAAAGCCCAGATCGCGCAGTGTAGCGATTGAGCGATTGGCCGCACTATCGCCGATGATCTCGTCGTGCAGGTGTCGGCGCAGGGCCTCGGCCAGTTGGGCATCGGTCTCCTTCTGTGCCCTGTGCTCCTCGAAGATGTACAGGGTCTGCTGGGCGTGCTGATAGGCCATGCCGCCGAAGTGGTTCGGGTCGGGATACCAGCCGAAGTCCAGGCCGTAGTAGCGGCGGTCGAAGCCTGCGATCTCCTCACTGGTGATGGGCCGCAGCTCCAGATTCTCAAACACGGCAGTGCCACAGCCCACCACCTCGCCCAGATACTCGTGGGCGTAGGCCACCGGGTCGCGCTGCTTCAGGGTCTCTGCGTCATCGTAGAAGCGGGGGCCCAGCCACTCGGGCGGGGTGGTCAGGTAGGTGGTGTGATGCCGGAACTGCTTCGGCTTTGCCTCCCGCTTGTACCGGTTGACCCAATGCCGCGCCATGGCGGGCGAGTTGAAGGTCTTGAAAGAAAAGCTGAAGGGGCCACCACGGAACACCGACTGCTCTACGTTTCGTATCTCTTCGGGGCCGTCGTACTGGTCGAACTCTTCAAAGTGCATCACACCGAAATAGCCAAACGGAACAGCGATGGATTTCAACTTGCCGGGGTCGTCCAGACCGTAGAACTGGATGGTCTGCCCGGTGGGAACATAGGTCAGAGTGTACGGCTTCTTGGTCTGCTTCCAGAGATGCCGGATGCCCATCCGGTCGATCACGCGGTTGTACTCCGGCCAGACGCTGGTGGCAATGGTGTTGCCGACCTTGCGCAGGACGACCGCGTGGATGTTCGGCACCCGCATGACGAGCAGCACCACTTCGGTGGCTGCAAAGGTGGACTTCAAGCTGCCGCGTCCACCATCGCCCAGATACTCGTTATACTCACCTGACCAGATGGCGGTGTGGGCGGCGTAGTACTCAGGGATGATCAGGCTGCTGAGTTTCAGCTGCTGCTTGAGCAGGTTTGGGGGCTGCCGTCTTTGGTATGTCATCCACGAACACCACCTTTCCATCGTAGCCGCGCAGCTCTGGGTGCTCGCTCCAGTGCTCGGGGTCACGGTTTTTCAAAAAGAAACACATAGCGCCCAGGTCTCCGCTCTGGGCTTTCTTGAAAAGGGCGTTCTCCACGCTGGCCAGCGCTGCCTCTGCGCCTACGCTGATTGCCTGCTTGATGCGCGGGTCTTGCGTGCACCAGCGCCGGAAAGTGCGCACCGGCACGCCGATCTGCTCGCAGATCTCCGCCTGCGTCAGGCCGTGCATTGCCAGCCGCTGCAGGCGCAGCAGCCCGCTGGGGCTGTTCCATTTTCCGATTTGGGATTCTCGTGCCAAGGTTTCACCTCCGTATGAGAAAACGGCGCACACAGGTTCCACTCTGGAGGAACCCTACGGGCGGAGGATGACCCGAGTGTGCACCGTTTTGGCTATGAAAAATGCCGGGGCGGGAAAGGAGTAGAAAACCGGCCCCGGCAGGGGGATGGTTATTTCAGACGGACGGCCTTTTCACCGGTGAAGTCCTCCCAGCGCTGGACGATCACGTCCACATAGCGCGGGTCGTACTCCATGGTGTAGCACTTCCGGCTCAGCTGCTCACAAGCGATCAGCGTAGAACCGCTGCCGCCGAACAGATCGAGCACGGTCTGCCCAGGCAGGGAGCTGTTTTTGATCAGCCTGCCGCAGAGCACCACCGGCTTCATGGTGGGGTGCTCTGCATTGCGGGGCGGCTTGTCGCAGCGGATGACGCTGCTGGGCTTCTGGGTCAGCAGCTCCTGCGCCTTGATGGCCCATTCCAGCAGCTGGTCTTTCTTCATGTGCCGCAGGTCGTCCGGCTTTGCGTCGTCGATGACAGTGGTCTGGCTGCGGTCGTTGACAAAGTAGTGGTTTGCCCCGGGCTTCCAGCCATACAGGCAGGGCTCGTGCTGCCACTGGTAGTCGCTGTGGCCCAGAACAAGGCTGTTCTTGACCCAGACCAGACACCCGTGCAGGCCCCAGCCTGCCTCCCGGAACATGGCCCGGAAGGCCTCGCCCTCCGTGTCTGCGTGGAAGATGTACGCGCTGGCACCGGTGCGGCAGGCCTCGAAAGCCCGGCTGTATGCCTGAAGCAGGAACTGCCGGAACTGGCTTTCTGCCATGTTGTCGTTCTCGATCTTCTTGCCGTTCGAGCCCTGATAGTTCACGTTGTAGGGCGGGTCGGTGAGCAGCAGATCAGCCAGCTGACCGTCCATGAGCTGCTCCACGTCCTGCGGGCTGGTGCTGTCGCCGCACATGACCCGGTGGTCGCCCAGCAGCCAGATGTCACCCCGCTGGGTGACCGGCTGCTCCGGGGGCTCTGCGGTGAAGTCATCCTCTTTGACTTCCTCATCGATCTTGATCTGGAGGTTCAGGCCAAAGTCGGCCATGTCGTAGTCGATGCCGGTCAGCTCCTGCACCAGAAGCTGCAAGTCCCACTCGGCGACCTCGCCGGTGGAGTTGTCTGCGATGCGCAGAGCCTTGACCTTTTCCGGGTCGAGCTCTGCCGCAACAATGACCGGCACTTCCTGCAACTTGAGCCTCCGGGCGGCCTTGTACCGGGTGTGCCCTGCGATGATCACGCCGTCCCTGTCCACGATGATGGGGGACTGAAAGCCAAACTCTTTGATGCTGTTGGCGACGGCTTTTGCAGCCTCATCATTGCGCCGGGGGTTGTTGTCATAGGGGCGGATTTCGTCCAGCCGTTTGTACTCGATTTGGTGTTTCACGCTCTCCATGCAATCCCTCCGGGCAAATAAAAATAGGCTCTCTGGCAATTGTACCAGAGAACCTATGGCAAAACGTTACGACTTACTTTTTTAGGAGCCTAGCCGATGTTCAGTTTGGCTTTTAATGCATCCTGTAAAGTGCCGGAAAAATTGATTCCAGCACGTTCAGCCATGTCATTCAGCCAGCTGGGAATGGAGAGAGTTTTTTTTACAGCCTTGTTGTCAAAGAATCTTCGGTAGGCAATGGTGTCGCAGCCTACCAGAGAAACAAATTCGTTTTCGTCGTGCGTGATAGAGTTGACCGTGCTTGCGGTTGGAATGACTTGACCGTCCTGCTCCATGTCATACAGGGTCAGACAGAGGACGTCGTTTGCCATGTCCATTGCTTCTTCCAGAGTGGATCCGCTGGTGAAGCAGTTTTTTAAGTCTGGAAAGTTGACAGAATATCCGACATCCTCTTTGGTGAAAACCGCAGGATAAAGATATTTAGCCATAGTTATTACCTCGTTGTACTGTGTTAAAGAATTTATTTTAATGCTTGATTTTCACCAAGCAATAAGCAAAAGTGTTATGGATTAGTGCTTTGTGTGAGATGATTAGTTTAGCCCGGCTAGCTTTTTAATACGCTGTAGAGTTCCAGTAGGGACTTCTTCACTGCTGTGCCGTGGCACAGGAAAGGTTTCGCCGGTGATGGGGCTGTGCCACATAGTATGGTTTGCACCCTCACGAGACTTAGTGCATCCCGCTTTCCGCAGTAGTCTTTCGAGTTCACTGTACCGCACACGTCTGCCTCCTTTCGTTAAAGGATTTACATATGCATTTTAACACGTAATGATACGTATGTCAAGAGAAAAATGCGAAAACTCGAAAAATAAGTTGCGCCAAAGCGCTCACAGCGGCGTTCTGCGACTCATGCGCGTTGCAGCTCCTTCCAGGCCCAGACCCGCAGAGTCTCCGGGGAGATGCCGCCACCGTAGAGCAGGGCGGCTTTCTGCCAGCTGACCTTGCCCGGCCCGAGAAAAACGATCTCGAAGGCCCGGCGGGTCAGTGGGTCGGTGATCGTGTCAATGAAGCCCCGCCGCTGGGCGCGGGGAAGCCTGCGGAAAGCTCGGATGCTCACTTGCTGTCTCCTCTCTGCGCTGCCTTGATGTGGGTCTTGACGGCTTGCATCAGGCCGTTCTGGTCGGTGTCCTTGCGGTTCAGTGCCTTGACCACCATCTCGTCGGCACCGCCCTTGACGATCAGCCGGTGGACGATGACGCTCTGGGTCTGGCCCTGGCGGTAGAGCCGTGCTTCGCCCTGGGCGTAAAGCTCCAGGCTCCAGGGCAGGCTGTACCAGATCAGGTGGTGACCGCCCTGCTGCAGGTTCAGTCCGTAGGCGCAGCTGGCAGGCTGGGCCAGCAGAACGTCCAGCTTTCCTGCGTTCCAGTCTGCGGCATCCTGCCCGGAGCGCAGCACGGCGAATCTGAGGCTCTTGTGGCGGGCCTTCAGGGTCTCGATGAGCTGCTCCTCGTCGAAGCGGAAACCGTAAAACACGAGGGCTTTCTGGCCGTCCAGCGCGTCGATGAGCTCATCGAAAGCATCCAGCTTGCACCGGTGGATCTGGTGCACCGTGCCGTCCTCGTCGTACAGGCTGCCGTTGCACAGCTGGAGCAGCTTGCCGGTCAGGGCGGCCGCCTGCTGGGCGGTGATGGTCTCGCCGTCCACCTCCAGCAGGTAGTTCTTCTCCAGCTTCTTGTAGGCCGCCTTGGCGGGCTTGTCCAGCACCACGGGGATGTCGTCGGTGATCTTCTCCGGCAGGGTCAGGTGGTCGGCGGCTTTGAAGCTCAGGACGATGTCCTTGATGCGGCTCTCCACCGTCTCGGCGGCACCCTCCCGGGGCTCGTAGCTGTACTCGGTGGGCCAGAAGTAGGCCTGCCGGTAGTGGGTGATGTACCGGCCCAGCCGCTCCCCTTGGTCGAGCAGGTAGATCTGGGCCCAGAGGTCGAGCAGGCTGTTGGGCCTTGGCGTGCCGGTCAACTCGACCACTTTGTGGATGCGGGGGCGCACCGCCTTGAGGGCTTTGAACCGCTGGGCGGCGTGGTTCTTGAAGCTGGATGCCTCGTCCAGAACTACCATATCGAAGTTCCAGCCTCGACCCAGTGTGTGAACCAGCCAGGGGACGTTCTCGCGGTTGATGATGTAAATATCCGCTGGGGCTTCCAGTGCGGCTTTGCGCTGCTTCTCTGTGCCCAGCACAGTGGAAATGCGCAGGTGCTGCAGGTGTTCCCATTTCTCTGCCTCATCCTGCCAGGTGGCTTCGGCTACTTTCTTCGGGGCGATGATGAGCGCTCTGCTGATCTCCAGCCGGTCGTAGATCAGCTGGTCGATGGCGGTCAACGTGACCACCGTCTTGCCCAGGCCCATCTCCATCCAGAGCGCCACCCCGGGCTTCTCGAGGATCGCTTCGATGCCCGCCTGCTGATACGGGTGCGGGTGAAACTGCTTCCTTTGCGTTGCTTTGACCTCCGTTTCTTTTAGGGCAGCGCGTCAGTCGTCGATCTCATAGGGCCAGTCCTCGTCATCAGCCCAGTCGACGGACGCATCGG